TTCGCAGCACGGAGGATGCGTGCTGCGAAGGAGTCCGGGAACAACGAGGCAGTCATGCTCGTCCGTGATCTCACCGAGAAAATCGGCGAGGAGCAAGTGATCGACCCGCAGATCGTGAACGCACTCGCCAAGATGATCCAAATGAGTAGCTCATCGCTTGACCGCGCGCTCGGGCGGATGAACGACCTCGTCCGCACCCACCACAAAATCACCGAAGGCGAGACGGTGAACGTCAACGCGGGCGACGAGTGGCGAGAACTGATGTCCGGTGATGACGAATGAGCAGCACGCTCGCCGGTGCATCTCCCGAAGACTTCACCCAGGGGCGCGACCGCTATATCAACTTCGCGGAGAACGTCCTTCAACTCCGGCTGGCCGAAACGCAAAAGCGCATCCTCCGGGCGCTGACTGACCACGAGCGCGTCCTCGTGGTGTCGGGCAACGGCGTCGGGAAGTCCTACACCGTGGCGATCGCCAAGCTCGCGTTTCTCGCCACGAACGTCGACTCGATCGTCCTCGGCACATCGGGCTCGTACAGCCAGTTCGTCGACGCTGCATGGCGACCGCTCAAAGCCCTCCACGCGGACGCCCAAGAGCGCGTTGGCATCCCCGGCGAAACCTACGAAGGAGGACAGCCCACGCTCGAAATCGACTCGGAGTGGTTCGCGAAAGTCGTGAGCCCGCGCGACCCGGGCGATCTCGAAGGCCGCCACGCGGCACAGATGCTCGTCGTGGTCGAGGAGGCCGACAAGCGATACATCACACACGAACACTTCGATAGCGCCGGGTCGTCCGTGACCGACAACGACGACCGGATGCTTGCCGTAGCGAACCCGCCGCTCGACGAGACCGACGTGGTGGCCGAGAAGATGCAGTCGGACCGGTGGCACGTCATCCAGTTTTCGTCGTTCGAGAGCCACAACGTTCGCGCCGACGCGCACGAACTCGACACGCCGAAGATCCCCGGCCTCGTCGACCTCCCGACACTCAAAGCGGACTGGAAAGAGTGGAACGGTGAGCGGTGGCCCGGCTTCGAGACGGCACGGACGGCCCCCGAACGCCGGTCGGATCTCGACGAGCGCTGGTATCGCCGCCGTGCGGGGATCATCCCGCCGGACGGTGCGGCTTCGCATCGCCCGTTCTACATCACCGATGTCGAACAGGCGGTAAACGAGAACCCAATTCCATCGAACCCATCGCCGCTGCTCGGCATCGGAATCGAAGTCGCCCGCAAAGGCGGCGACAAGACGGTCTACCGGCGGCTGTATCCCGGCTACACCGACGCCGAAGAGTGGTCCAAACGCGACCACAATGACAACGAGGCGCGCATCCGCGACCTGCTCGACGCCGAGCCCTCCCTCGCGCCCATCGCCATCGACGCCGTGGGGGAGGGGTCGGGACTCGCTGACCGCCTCCAAGACGCCTACCCGGACGTCCACCGGTTCAAAAACGGCTCGAAACCGGATACCGACGCAGGACAAGACGAGTATTACGACAAGTGGACCGAAGGGCTGGCCGCACTCGGCGATCGTCTCTCGGGGCTGGCCGTCGCACAGACGGGCGACACGCGGGTCCGCGAGGAGTTGTTCACGACGGCGCGCGTCGTGACGTTCGAGGAAAAGCGCCGTCGGTCGGGCGATGTACTCAAAGCCACACCAAAATCTGACGTGAGCGATCGGCTGGGCCACTCCCCGGACTCGCTGGATGCACTCGTGATGGCGGCGTGGGTGGCCGACGGTCTCGCCTTCGGAGAGGACGAGAAACCCTCTCCGGTTCCTTGGAGCTAATCCGCCATGTCTACGCCACCACGCGATCCGGAGACCGGCCAATTTGTGAGCGCCAACAGCACTGCCGAACCGTCGACGGGCGGGCTCCGGCAGGCGATCGCCATGTGGCTCGGCGCGTCGAATCAAGGCCGCGACCACTACGAGACCTTCGATTGGCCGACGGACCCCGAGGCCGACTATTTTTATGCGACCTACCGCCGCAACCCGTTCGCCAAACCGATCGTCGATCGGCCGGCGTTCACGGCGTGGCGCGACCCGCCGCACGTGGTCGACGACGACAGCGACGAGGAGACGGCGTTCGAGGCCGATATGCAACAGGCCGACCGCGCACTCGATCTGTGGAGCCACGCCGAACGCCTCGATCGATTGGCCGGCATCGGACGCTATGGTCTTCTCGTGTTCGTCACGAGCGACGTTTCGAGCTACGACGATCTCGCCGAGCCCCTGCCCGACGACATTCCAGGCAACGGGCTCGATAAAGTCACGCAGATGCGTGTCTTCTCGGAAGTTTCGGTCGGCGACATCGACTGGGGGACGATCGATGACGCCGCCGATGGACGCTGGGGCAAACCGATCCACTACCACGTTGACTTTTCATCCGAGGGCCAACAGGACGACGAGGACAGCGACGACCATCGCGTCCATCACTCGCGGACCGTCGCCGCGCCGGCCTCGCGGTTGCTCGACGACGACTTCTTCGCGCCGTCGCGTCTCGAAACAGTCATCAACATTCTGCATGACATCGAGAAGGTCCTCGGCAGCGTGGCCGAACTCGCCTACCGCGGGGCCGACAAGGGGCTGGCGGTCAACTTCGACCCCACGCAGGTCGACACCTCCGGGCAGTCGTGGGACGAGCTCGAAGACGAACTCGCCGACTGGCACCAGGGCCTCCAGCCACTCCTCCGGACGGTCGGGGCCGACAACATCCAGCAACTCGGCGGGCAGATCGCCGACGCGAGCAACATCTTCGAGCCCCAACTCGACGCGCTCTCGACGGCGACCGGCATCCCCAAGCGCGTCTTCAAGGGCGACCCGGCGGGCGCGCTCGCCAGCGCCGGAGAAGACACGCAGGCCTTCTTCGGACTGATCCAAGAGCGCAGAGAAGAATACGACACCCCGCATATCGCCCGGCCGATAACTCAATGGCTCATCGATGCCGGCGCGGTCGCCGAGCCGACGAGCGAGTACCACGGCTTCGAGTGGGATGCGTTGCGCGTCCTCTCGGAGAAAGAACAGGCCGAACTCGGAGCGACCCGCGTCGAGTGGCTCGGCCCGGCGATCGCCGTCAAGGAGGCCCGCGAGCAGATGGGGCTTGTCCCACAGCCGGACTGGATGGACGACCAAACCGCGAACAGCTACCTCTCGGAACTCAACGGCGGCGCGCCGGGCGGCCCCGATGCCGGCGGGGCGCTTGACGCCGCGCTCGCACAGAACCGCGACCGTGCCGAGGCGGCTGCCCGGACGGAGGCCCGAATCGCTCGCGGAGAGGCGGCCGACGACTGAGAATGGCCACCCACGTCGCGGTCAACCGCGATCCCGCGAACGCGCCGACGATCGAGCGGGCGATGCGGGAGTTCTTCGACCGATTCGGCGATGCGGTCGATCCGATCGCCGACGACCTCGAAACGGCGATCCGCCGCGGCGACGTTGACCTCGGAACGCTGCGCTCGATCCGCGCCGAGATCGGCTCGCGGATGGGCGGCTTCGCGAACGACCTCGAAGTCGTCTTTCGCGAGCACGGCGAACAGTCCGCCGAGGCCGGTCGGGCGATCGCCGCCCGTCGACAGTCGTTGGACATCGCGTTCGACACCGTGCCGCGGCGGACGCTCGGCCAGCTCGACGACTGGGCGACCACTGCTTCGGAGTACGTCGCCGACTCAATGGAGGAGGAGATCACGAACTACCTACGCGGTGCCCACGAGGAGGGCCTCTCGGTCGACGAGGTCGCCGACCAGTTTCGAGACGAGTTCGTCGAGGGGCGCATCAAGGACAGCAAAGCTGAGCAGTTGGCGCGGGACAACACGGTCGCGCCGTCGAACGCCGGCAATCACTCGGCGCTTCGGGACGCCGAGGGGATCGTCGGCGAGGAGTGGATCGACACGAGCGACGGCCGGACTCGTGACACCCACGCGGCGGCCGGCGGGCAGGTCGTGGCCGTCGACCAGCCCTTCGTCGTGGGCGGCTACCGCGCCGAGCATCCGGGTGACCCGTCGCTCCCACCGGAAGAGTTCACCCGGTGTCGCTGCACGATGGTCGGGGTGTTCCGTGACGAACTCACGGACGGCCAGTATCAACGACTCGTCGCCGGACAGCGAATCTGGCGCTAAAAGTCGTGCTCGGTCGGCGACCAGTCGCTTGCGCTCATCGTCGTGCGCTGGAGCAGCCCGAGTAGGAATAGCGGGACGCCGATGATCGCCCCGACGACGGTCAGCGAGAGGACGAATCCGGCGGCCATGAACTTGACGCTGTTCCACTTGACCGTCTCGATCGGCCGGTTCCCGCACTCGGGGCACTCGCGGATGTCATAGGCGATCACCGCGCCGCAGCGAGCGCACGGTGCTTCGGCCGGCTGGTCGTCGGTGGCTGACCGACTATAGCCGGGCATCCACCGGTCACACCAATCGAGGTACCAGGTGACAATTCCCATGAGTCGAGACAAAACACCTGTGGAATAATCAATATTCCGACGGCGAAAGTGACGTATCTAGATCATGCACACAACGATCAACAGCACAGGCGACACCG